AATAGATTATAATAAGAGGTATAATGGGCTTTGTTACATTAGAGAAAAGTGAAAGAGAAGAATTGTTTAAACAAAAGAATCCTTATGCAATGAGTGTTAAACAATTAGAAGTAGCATTAGATGCTAACGCTAAAGAACAATTAGGAGTTAGAGAATATATTCAAAACCTAAAAAGATATGGTGGTTCAAAAAGCGATATTGATACTGCTAACAAAGTATGGTTGGCTTTAAAAACAATACACACACAATTATCTAACATTAAAAGAAGAGCTATTCAACAAGGTAGATAAGATGGGTTACTCTAGTTTAGATGCAGATGAATTAAGTAAAGGGCCAGTTAACAAAAATTCAGCTCGTGAACGTGTAAGAGATTTTGCTATTGTAAGACTTAAAGCAATTCAAAATTCATTAAAACTTAAACATTACGATGCAGCTAAGATGGATGTTAATGACCTTATACGTTATCTCCGTCGCATGTAAATACTAATTATTAAGATTAAACTATATAGCCTCCCTTCCAATATCTAGGCTATGCCATACTCAAAGAGCAACAAACCACCGCATTATATTTTTGCTATTTCTAATAGCTTTGAGGAAGAGTGGACTACATTCTGTTCAGAAGCTAATAAAGAGAAGAAACCTATATCGGAGCATTTGAGGAATGTCATCAAAAAGCACAACAAAGCTGACTCACGTTAGCATTGCTAATACAGGCCCTTTAAAGCGCATAGAACGCCATTTGTATTGGATTGCTATTATTGCTAAGGTAATAGTAGTTTTGATGTTTATTTTGCTTTTATTGCAGATACCTACAGGAGGTGAAAATCTAATATGACATCTCGAAAATATACTGTTCAAGATAAAGAAGAAGCCTTTGTACTTTACAGTCAAGCATGGAGTTATGGTGACATTGCTAAAACTATGAATGAAAGGTACGCAGGAGAAGATTATAAACTATCTAAATCAACTGTACATGCTTGGGCTAAAGAGGGTAAATGGGATGAAAGAAAAGAGAAAGTTCTAAAGGAAGTACGGAACGTTACAGAACGTAAGGCAACTACTTCGATAGCTAGAGCAATCAAATTAGGAACTAAATTACAAGAGTTATTTGCTACTCAATTAAACGAAGGTATGGACATAAGACCAGCAGAAGCTTATGCATGGACAACTAAACTGATAGAATTAGAAGGAGCCGTAGAAGCTAGGAACGTTTTGATTGATGAGGTTGCTGAATTAGTATCTGATGCAATGGACAAAGCAGGTATAGAAAAACAAAAACAAGCGGCTTTTGCTCAACACTATACAGATATGGTTAGGAATTTGCAGAGCGATGGCTGATTCTACAGACCATAAAAGTTTTATTACTTCTTTTGCTAAACATCTAAACCCTGGTAAGATTCCGTTCTTAGAGTTTGCCAATGAAGCTATGATGGAGTACATGTCACATGAGCCAGATGAGTTTTATCCGCTTGCTGACATGCATAAAAACTGGCATGATACGATTGCAGAAAACGAAAGAGTAGCGATAATATGCGCTCGTGGACACTTAAAAACATCATTTAGCCTGACTTATTTGCTATGGCAGATGTATAGTAACCCTAATTTTAGGGCTTTATACATTGGAAATACATTTACTCAGGTAGTAGATAAGTTGACTCAATTTGAAGAATTGTGTAGAAGAAGCTGGCGTGTAGCTCCTTTGATTCCATCAAAAGAAAATACAATGCAAAACAATGTTAGATGGAACATGACACAGAAAGAATTTGCTAATGGTTCAAGAGTAAGAGGTGCAGTTATGGCAGGTGCAATGGAAGGGCCGCACGTTCACTTAATAATTTTAGACGACGTACTAGAAGAGTTTCCTAGAATAAAAGATGATAAAATAATTAACTTTATGAATCGTGTTGTTTTACCAATGCGTTTACCTAAAGCTCGTATAATGTTAATAGGTACACAAAAAAGACCTGATGATATTACTGCATACGTTAAAGAAAATCCATACTGGAATACTATTTGGCATCCTGCTTTGAAAGATGATGGAACTCCACGTTGGCCAGAATACTGGACAATAGATAGATTAGAAGAAGAAAGATTAGCAATGGGAACAAGAGCATTTGAATCTGAATATATGCTAAATCCTATTGACCCAGACAGTGCAGTTATACCTTGGAGTGTTATCGAACCATGCCTAAATAACGGTCTTGAAATGTTTTCTGGACCAATAAAAGGGTGGGTTACGGTCATGGGAGTGGACTTAGCAGTAGGTTTTGACACTCAACATGACGAAACTGCATACTGTGTTTTGGCCTATAATCCTAAAACTCAGCAGCGTAAAGTACTACATCAGTGGAGTGGTAAGATACAAGGAGAAGGTGCGAGTTGGTTAAACGAACAGATTAGTAACATATCAAAAATAGCCAGCATTTACAATCCAGAAAAGATAATGATTGAAAGTAATGGGTTTCAAAGACTAGTTGCACATGCTGCTAGAGATGTTGAGAAGTTACCAATAGCCACACATCATACAGGAAATGAACGTAACCACGCACAGATTGGCATTCCTGGAATTGCAGTAGCAATGGAAAAAGGACTATACGAAATACCATTTAGTGATACAGCAAAAGATAACACTAGGCCAGGAACTCGTGACTTAGTAAAAGGATTAACTCAGTTAATGTGGGATGGTAAAGGAAAGTTAGAAGGTCACGTTGCAGATACAGTTATTTCGCTTTGGATGTGCGAATTAGCAATAGAAGAAAGGGAACGCAAAAAGTTAAATATGACCAACTGGACTTGGTTGTGATGGGAATATTGGATAGATTCTTCAACAGACCAAAAAAAAATAAGTCAGGATTGCAGAAATATCTTGACAATAATACCAACTCGCTGCTCAAAGAAGCACGTACACCTGTTTACGATGCAGCGTCGGCATCGTCATATCAGCAAGGAAACCAACTGATTGAACCTCCATTTGACCAACATTACGTAGAATATCTTGCTGATAATTATTCCCATCTTCGTACTGTAATACAAAAAATAGCAGCTCAGGTTGTTGGAAAAGGCTGGGAAATATTGCCAGTAGATGATAAAGAAAACAAGTCTGAAGACCAAAAGGATGCAATAAATGCCCTAATAACGGACCCCTCAAGAGGTTCAGCAGACATAAATGGCTCTGAACTTATCAAAGCAATGGTAAGACAATTAGAAATATTTGATGACGTTTGGATATCTATTTTGTATGAAAGAGTAGTTAGTGAAAGTGGAGACATTGTTGGTAAAAGAGTTAAAGAATTATGGATTGAAGATACTAAACAAATGCGATATAACACAGACCGATTTGGTAGATTTCAAGATGTTGATAGGTTTTGTCCTATATGTAGAAATGCTACTGGAACAGCAAAACATTGTGAAAACTCCAAGTGTAACGATGCCAAAACAGTTCTAATTGCATATACTTTTAAAGATAGTGAAGGAGATATTTACTTTGCACGTGATGAAATAATACACTTTAACAAGTATTCTTCTTATGCTAGGTTGTATGGTAACCCACCAATTTTAGCTTTAGGAAAGAAAATAGAAACTGCTTTAGCAGTAGAAGCTTATCAGAATAAAGTCTATTTGTTAGAGCGACCACCAAAAGGATTCTTAGATATTCCAGGCCACAATGAAGATTCGTTAACTAGATTAGGAGAATACATTGCAGAAGAAACTGCACGTAATCCTAACTTTATTCCTATCATATCTTCAGGAGAAGGTAAGTCTGGAGCCAATTTTGTTACCGTTATGCCAGACCAAACAGAAATGGGAATGCTTCCATACATAGAAAAAATTAATAGTGACATCAATTCTTCATACGGAGTTATGCCATTAGCTATGGGAGATACTGCTGGAATCGGTGGATTAAATGCAGAAGGTGAACAAATAACTATGATGGACAGAACTATCATGGAAACACAAGCAGTAATAGAAGAAGGATTTTTTAAACCACTATTAAAATTAATGAATGTAAATGACTGGGAAGTCAAGTTTACCCCTATTAACGAAGACAATGAGCAATTAGAATTAGCTAATTTGACACAAAAGTTAGAAATAATTCGTGGTTTCCAAGAGCTTGGCATTGACATTGACATGGATGAAAATGCAGAATTGATATTACCAGATGATGGAATTAAGGAGGAGTTAGAACGAGAAAGGGAAGAACAAAACGAGTTTCAGGAGGGCGAGGGGCAGGAAGAATCGACAGATACATTTCAGCTCTCAGGACCGCCATCCGTAAAACCTTAAAGGATGAACTTCGTCGTTTAAAAAGAGCCAAAGACTGGGAAGACCTCAGAGCCAGAAAGAATATGCTCATGGTAAGATTGCCTAGAATCTTAAAAAATGAGTTAGGTAGATACATCATTAGAGCTTTCAAGTACACATATAAGGTAGAAAATCGTCAATTCAAGAAGTCTACAGGTGCCGTTGGCATTGATTTAGATTATGATGCTTCTAATTTATTGAGACAATTACATGACGGAATCTTACGTACAGACTCTTTTTATCAACAATTTACTGGGGATTTAGGTACGGAGTTAGATAAAGTATTAGCAGAAGCATACATTGAAGACACTAATTTAGATTCTATGGTTGACAGAATTATAGTAATGATGCAACGCAAAATTAACTTATCCATAGGTAGAGCTACACGAATAGCAAGAACTGAGTTAATTCACGTATCTAATGAAGCTCGATTAAAAGTGTATCAACAAAGAATGGCTGAGACTGGAGAAGAATATAGATTTACTTTGTCAGTAGCTAGAGGCAACAGAACTTGCGCAGCTCACAAAGAACTTGCAAGGCGAATACCTAAAAAAGGACTTCCATTATCAGAATTAGTAGAATTGCAAATTGAAGTAGGAAAAGAATTTTTTGGCCCTCAATTTACATTGCAAGGTCATGCTATGATGCATCCTAACCAAAGAACAGTTCTAGTGAGACAAGTATGAGTAGAACACCAAACCATATTAAAATTCATATTTCTAATGCCAAATATGGGCATCATGGAAATGGGAGAAAATTAAAAGATGACGAGTTGTAAAAAGTGCAGAGCTGGAGCCATGCGTGTACATATTCTAAGTAATGGAATATGTAAAGAATGCAATGAAGAAATGGCTTGGAAAAATGGAGACAGAGAAGCCCGTAAACAAGCTAACCGAGCTAGACGAATGACAATGTATGAAAAAGCACAAAAGGCTGTAAACAAAAAATGGAAAGAAAAATATGGCGATGATACTATAGAACAAGTATTAGGATATAAGTAATGGCTATTGTTGTCAAAGGTTTAACAGAATTGACTGCTAAAATTAAATCAACTAAAAATACTATACCTGACCAATTAGATTTAGCAATGAATGACACCGCAGACGCAATACTCTTAGAAGCGTTACGTTTAGTTCCTGTGGCTTCAGGTGTTTTAAAACAAAGTATTAAACACGATTTGTCAGAAAGATTTCGTAAGATAATATTTGCAAATGCAGATTATGCATCTAAAATAGAGTTTGGAGAACCTATTGGTGGAAATCCTAAGACACAAGATGACCCTAAACGTGCAACTCCTACTGGTCCAAGACCATACATGCGGCCAGCTTTTGACACTCAATCTAAAAGATTAGAAGACTTTTACAAACGACGTACAGAATAATGAGGCAACGTCATTTAAAATGTCCAACAAGAAATTTACACACTCTTTGCGGACATCGTTGTACAGAACAAGAGTACAATAAAATTAGTAATAATATTAACACTTTAACGTGTAAACGGTGCAAACTCATGCTCGTAAAGGGAAAATACCCGACAGAGGCTATATAACCCCAGCCCCCTATGCTATTTTGCCTTGGGGTAAAATCAAGGTAGAGACAAATGCAAAAAAACGAGGTAAAAAAATGAGTTTAGTCGGTGCAGGAAACTGGTGGCCAAAGAAAGACAAATTTTCAATTTGTCCGAATTGCGGAAAGAAAGGATACTATACAACTAGTATGGTTGACAAAAACAACAAGATTCACAGATGGGCATCTTGTATGAAATGTCATGAAACAGAAATCTTGGAGACTCACTAATGATTGAATGTCATTGGTGTGGATTAACTACTAGAGGTAAAACTCCACAGTGGGCAATCGAGCAAGACTTAGTATGGATATGCAAAAGATGCGATGAAGAAGACCAAGCATTAGCGGAGGAAGAATGCAAACAACATTAGATAGCTTTACAGCCAAACCAAAGCCTGTTAGAAACAAGAAAGGTAGAGCGCATAAGAATCCTAACGGAACGTCTTGGTGTGGACCTACTGCATTGACTGTTCTTACTGGAAAGAGGTACGACATTATTGAGAAAGATTTACTTAAAGCAGTTAACAAAAACAAATCAACGAGTGGATTCAATTTACGTACAGCATCATTTGTTAGAAAACCAAAACGCAAAGTAAACGAAATCAAAGGAATGTACAATCATGAAATGCGTAATGCATTACACAGATACGGATACAGTATGAATCATTCTAGTCTTTATGGTTGCGATACTTTTAGACAATGGACTAAAGAGTCATACGGACAACGTGGAAAGAAATGGTATCTAATACAAACTACTAGTCATTACTTAGTTGTAAAAGGAAACAAAGTATGGGATAACAATACGCCGCCAGAAGGAGTACCTATTACTAAATCAAGACTTTACAAAAGAGCTAGATTACAAAACGTATATGAAATAGAGAGGTTAAGAAAATAGTTTAATACTATTTCTACAATACTATGAATAATAGCCAAACAGTTTTAAAGGATGATTTATCTACGGATTTGATGAGTGATTGTGTATGCAAGAATTTGAACACCGAATGGTCTACTTCTCGCAACTGGTACAATGATAGAGTAATGAATACATACATTTCTGCTCCTATCGTTGACAAACAGGGCGACATGATTCCAACAGAGACCATAAAGGAAGCAATGGATTTTTACATGAAGCATGGCATCTACTCATACAAACATGATGAAATACCAATTGGACAACCATTAGCTTACAAGATTAAAGATGGTAAAGTATTATTGAAAGTAGGTATTCACAATAAACTAGACATGCATGATAAAGTCTGGAAAGAAATACAACAGTATGGTTCACGTGGAGCAAGTAGTATTAGGGGAGAAGCTTTGAATCAAAACAAAGTGTGTCCACCTAACGAAGCTTGTTTTACAAAAATAGATAAGCTAGGACTATGGAGTGTTAGCTGGGTAGGAGATTCTCCAGCCAATCCAGAGGCAACAGTACAATCTGTGTCAATGGCAAAAGAAGAAGAACCTAAAAAAGAAAAAATATACGTAGACAAACCGTCTGATGCTCCAGAAGGCGCAGACGTAAAGAGAGGAAAAAGAGGCGGTTACTATTACTACGAAACAAAAAAATCAGGGAAAAACGTGTCAGAAAACGAGTTAGAAGACATTTCGCATATAAAGAAATGTGCAAAATGCAATAAGCCAGTAAAAAAATGTGGGTCTTGTAACAAGACTATAGAAAAGAGACCAGTAGACCCAAGAGAGCGTATGAGGTATGCAAGATTTATTCAAGACAATGGTTCAATATCTCAAGCAATAGCTAGCGATTTGAAAGGTATGTTTACAGCAAGATTAATGAAATTAAGAGATTACAATCAACAAGCATTAAGTAGATTTAACAAGGTATATCCACAACCATTAGATTCAGACGCAAAAAAATTAGAAGAGTTTGTAGAGCAATGTTTACGAGAAACTTTAGAGTTAATGGTTGAAGGAAGTAAAATTGTAAAAAAAGCAGATGATTTAGACAGGTTAATGGATGCGACCTATACAATGGCAAATCCAAGGAGGTAATAAATGAGCTACAATCAAACAAACAACATACACAATCCTTTCGAGGGTGAAGAGCTAGAAAAAGGCAGCAGGTCAGTAGAGAAAGTTAATCCTTATCCTCGAAAACCAGCAGATACAAAAAAAGAATTAAAAAAAGCATTAGATTTACTTGTTCGTCTCGAAATGGAGTTAATTAGTCTAATGACACAAAGCAATTTAATTGAAGACCATATTGTGAGAGCTAGTTGGAATCCTAGAGCGCCAAGAGGTCAGAAAAGATTATCTGGAAATGCAGGTAAGTCTGTTGAAGCTGCTGAAACTGGCCTTATTAAATGGCGTACTGAAATTTATACAAAGTCGTTACCTAAATTAAAAAAGGCACGAGAAGATTTAGCAAGGGGTGTAGCAGGAGTGATGATGCGATGAGTTTTAATCAACACATAGGAGTTACTAACAATCCGTTAACTAAAGACGACCCATGTTGGGAAAACTACGAAATGGTAGGAACTAAAATACAAGACGGTAGAGAAGTACCTAACTGTGTTCCTAAGAAAGAAAAAGATGATGAGCCTGTAGAGAAATATAATGAAAGAGTATATTTTAAAGAACTTGATAAACTTACACGAAGAAATATTCCTACATTTATGATGAGTGAGCATTTAACAAATAAGTTTGGAATTGAGTTAAGGGAAGCAAAACAAATATTACAACGTTACATGCGCAATCAAAAAAAAGATGATGAGCCTGTAGAGAAAAGACGATGGCCAAGATTAGGCCTTATTGTAACGACAAGAGGCGTTGCTGACAAAATGAATCCAGAATATTGGGGTAACACGCCAGCAGGAAAAAATCGTGCTAATAAATTTAAAAGAGATGTACAAAGAGCAATGGCACAATATAAGCGTGGAGATTGGGGTATGTCTGGAAGAGAAGATAGTAAATTGAATGATGAATCTGTTGAAAATAAAAATCGTATCTTAGCAGTGTATAATACGGTAGAAGGTAAGATTTGGATAATTACAGAAAGAGGCCATTCAAGAACTACAATATTATTTCCGAGTGAATACTAATGAACTACAACAAAGCAGAACTGTGTAAGGATTGCAAAATGCCTGTTAACAAACAAATGTTAGGTAACAATTTAGTTCGTGAAGTAGCACATTTAACTAATATAAATTATCATACTGAAGCTCGTCTCTTAATAGCAAATGCAATAGGGGACCGTAGGCTTGTAAATGCTTATAAAAAAATTCAACGTGAACACAAAAGAATAGGTCATTTACCTCGTGAATTAGGTCTTGAAAGAAGTTTATTAGATAGACAATTAGAACGTAAATTAAGGCAATACGATGATGGGGATAAAGTATTAGGAGCATTATGAACTACAACACAGCAGAACTATGTAAAGATTGTAAAATGCCTGTTAATAAAAATAGAAGAGAGTTAGAAAGAATGATGCCGTTATTTTTTGAATGGATGGAAACAGAACGAAGACGAGACCGAACTCCTTGGAAAAACATAGTTAGTGGGCTAATGAGAGAGTTTAAACTTAGTAGAAACGAAGCATTGACAGTCAAAAGAAGATTTGCTAACAGATTTAAATATTACGAGAGAGCATGAGTTTTAATCAACAAATAGGAACTACCAACAATCCAATTGCAAAACGTGTATCTATGCAAAACGTTTGGTGGATTGGTAAAAGGCCAAATGGAGACACAATGACTATATCTTCTAGATATGGGCAAAATCCAAGAACAGGTGTACAAGTAAGGTCTGGACAAGATTCTTGGTATGTTGAAATGTTAGATAGAAACGGTAAAAAAGTTCCTCATGGTGATTGGAGAAACCGCAATTACAAAGTAGACGGAATGAATGGCACACATCCAAATCCATTTAGAAGTAGTTGGAATCAACCTAAAGTGGCTACTACATATAATTTCAAAGGTAAATTAACTTCAATAGGAAGAAAAGGAATGCGTTTAGCGGAACAAGCATTGCGTAATCCTCGTTATCAACAAGGTGGAGAGTTTAACAATTGAAAACTAAAAAACTCAAAGCACCAAAAGGTTATCACTGGATGCAGTTAAAAGATGGTCCTGCACTTATGGAAGGTGATTATGAACCGCATGATGGAGCTATGGAGTATGCAACTTTTGAATTAATAGAAGACCATAAAGACGAACGTATTGTAAAGGCTGAGTATCAAGGTAAGAAAGTAGAGTTAAACAATCCTTTTAGATTATCAGGAGAAAAAAAGAAGTTTGGAGTTTACGTTAAGAATCCTAAAGGTAACGTTGTACAAGTAAAGTTTGGCGACCCTAACATGGATATAAAACGTGATGACCCTGACAAACGTAGACAGTTCAGAGCAAGACACAATTGCGATAATCCAGGCCCAAAACATAAAGCAAGATATTGGTCTTGTAAGATGTGGAGTTCTAAGAATGTGTCTGATGTATTAAAAACAGATTACAATAATGTTAGCATGTGTAATAGTTGTAAAAAACCTAAGTATGAGTTTTAATCAACATCAGGGAACAACCAACCCTGTTGTAAAAAGAAGAAATGCTACAAGAAAACAAATACGACAATTGAAACAATACAGTACTTCTTACGTTAAACACTATACTTACAAATATTGTATTACAAAAAGAAATTACCTTAAATTAAAAAAATTAGCTCAAAGTTTGACTAATATTAAACACAGTTACGGAGCTAAAAAAATATTACAAACTTTAAGAATTTTTGAGCAAAGTGGATTAGTACATTCATCATTACGTAGAACAGGAAATTTGCCTGATATTATTTGTTTGAGTCGTGAAGCTAAAACAGGAATTGAAGTAGGCATAGACGAGTTAGAGTGGTGGCTTGATGAAGACACAAAACCTAAGTAATATAACTAGTATTCTATATAAGGGCTATAGAGGCAAAACAGTTATAAAGGACATTATAAGTGATAGGCCATGAGTGATTTCTGTACTTGCGGTCAGCAAAAGACCCTTGAGCTTGACTACGTAGTCAAGGAAGACGAATCTGAAGAAGTACTCCCTCCAGCCGACGATACAGAGAAGGCTGAACACGAAGAAAAAGAGGAAGATACTGAAGAAGAAGAACTCTTAGAAGAAGGCAAGGGATATACCCGAAAAGACATATCTGAGTTAACATCTTTGTTAAAACAGACTCTAGCACATCTTACAAAAGAAGAGCACGAGGAAGAAGAAGACGAAGAAAAAGATATGCATATGGAAGAAGAAAAAGATATGCATATGGAAGAAGAAAAGAATATGCACTATGACGAAGAAAAAGAAATGGATGAAGAAGTTCCGATGGCAGAACCTATGCTAGAAGAAGAAGAAGTATCCATGTCTGTCAAAGAAGCATTGAAAACTTTGGAAAAGTCTGGGATGTCCGTCTACGCTGGAAGTAAAACAACTCCTGCAACACGCAGAGTTGTAAGGGAAAAGCCTGTAGCTATTAACTGGTCAGAATTTTCTAAATCAGTTGATGAGATACACCGCATGGAAGAAAGAACTGGAGCAAACTAAATATGGCAGGAATGAGTTTTGAAGAGTATGTGCAAGCATACTACGGTGGCACGCTTGGTATAGCTAAAAGATACGGTATTCAGAAAGCAGATGATACATTTGAAACATCTGACCCAGCAGGGGCTTTCAACACCATGTATGGTGCAGCCGTATTTAATCAGCTAAACACCAAATCAGAAGTATTTAAACTTCTTAAGAAAGAGGCATGGACCCAATCAGGTTGGAGAGTTTTGACAGGTCGTCACGCAACAACCGCAGGTCTAGCTGAGGGAGCAGCTTTCCCTGATACTGACAAACCAGATATCACTGAAGTAACTGCAACTTTGAAAGAAGTTGTAAGTCCTTGGGAAGTTACAACCAGAGCTGAATTGCTTTCAGAAGCAGATGATGGTATCAAAGGAATTTTAAATTTCTTGAGAACTGAAGCCGCTGAAGCACACACCTTCTTTATGGACCAAATGTTATTGGCAACTGCTGACACAGCAGCAGGTAATAACATGGAATCTTTAGACCGTGTAACTATGAGCGATGCAGCAGCTAACGCTACATTATCTGCAAGAGCAGACATTGATATGTATGACATTGACCGTTCAGCAAATAGCTGGGCAGATGCAACTGTTTCACACAACAGTGGAAGTGACAGGGCATTAACGCTAGCAATGCTAGATACAGTCATTCAAGGTGCATTAGAAAACGGTGTAAACTACAGTGATTTAATTTTATTAACTGGATATGATACATATCAAGATTTAAAAGCATTAATGTTATCTACAACTAACAATACATTTAGAGCAGATTTATCAGCAGCAGGAGCAGCAAATGCAAATGGTGTTGTTGGAGAAGCTGGTTTGAATTTCGATTCAAGAGTTGGCGCATACGATGGAATACCAATATTCCTATCACAACACGTTGTAAAGGATACAACTTCCAGAATCCACTTATTGGATATGGGTAACCTAGCAGTTCGTGTAGCAGCACCAACAACCTATGTAGACAATACTAACTTAGCAGTACTACAAAAACTAAGCAAAGAATTTGCTTTTGTAACTGCTGGTGAATTAATTTGTTACAGATTTAACACAAGTGGTAGCGTAAGAGACTTGAACGCTTAATGGTAGTAGGAGGACTAATTAAATGGTCAAAATTACTAACATTACAGACAGGCCTCTTTACAGGAGGACTCCTCGTGGGACTGTACTCCGCTGGGATGCTGGAGAAACCCATGATGTCGAAAGTAAAAGGCTCATTGAGGAACTTAAGGCTTCCAACGGTTTCAAAGTCACAACTGGAGTTAACAAAAAAGACGTTGGCGCAGGGGTTAAGACTGGGGTCAGACGGCCTAAGTCTGACAGCAAACCTACTAAGTCCAAAGTCCAAAAAAAAGTAGATAAGTTAAAAGTAGAGCCACCTAAGAAAGGACTTAAGTCCAAGAAAGGGAAGGCTGACTAATGGCATCTACAGTTGTCAGAACAAATCTAAGACTAGACGGCTCTCGAAATGCGCAGTTATATGCAAATACCGAGACAGCCGTCGGTGGTTCTGAAACCACAGTATTAGACAAATTTGATTGTGCATTGTATAATCGATATTCAATACAGATATTCAACAGTGATGGTTCAACAGCAGGAGTAGCTAAAGTTTATGGAAGTCTAAAAGACTCTCCAGGTTCCGAAGGTGGTTCAGATTGGACACAAGTTGGAGATGACATATCTGTTGGAACTAGCAGTAATGCATTGAAGGCAATATCAACAACACCAATAAGACATCTATGTGTAAGGGCTACAGGCAATGGTGCAGATTTGACTGTTATTGTCTATGCGGAGCAAGTTTAGTGAATGTCGAGTACAACTTGGAATGGTTCAAGTTCTACTGATTGGGCAACTGGAGCTAATTGGAGCACAGGTTCAGTACCAACAACTGGCGCACACATTGTAATACCAGATACATCAAGTATCAATAATTGTGTATTAGACCAGTCTAGGACCATAGGTTCACTTACTATACAAGCAAATGGAACTATAGTTGGTGGTGGATTTAAATTAATAATCCAGAGTGAAGGAGATGCTTCTGGCGGTACAGAACATCATGCTCTAAAAAATGATGGCATTATTTCAGGTAATTTAGACATAGATTTTACTTTTGCTGGCGAAACGGCAGCAGACTTTACAGGTTCAAGCGGTAATTTTCAAAACGTTAAAGTTAACGCTTCTGGTGCAGATGTAAATCAAGTAGGAGCAGCTACCTTTGACGGTACATTAATTATTGTTGCTAACGCAACATACGATGCAGGTAACGATGGCCTTACAGTAGCAAGTGATATAAGTAATTCAGGAACTTTACAAGGAAATGCTAGTGCAATCTCAAGTAGGAAATTAACTTCAACAGGAACCTTGAATGGTGGCAATTTTACAGTTACAGGTGCAGGTCTTGGAAATACTATAAGAACTACAGATTTAGGTGGAACTGTTACTGGTAATGTTGATATTACACTTACGGGTGCAGGAAATAACAGACACGAAGATTTACAAGCTTCAGGCAACATTAGAAATTTGACTATTAACAATGCAGCAGCAGTAGTCCACACAGGAAGAGATACAACAATAGATGGAGACCTTACAATAACAGCAGGAACTTTATCTACTGATGATAGTGGAACATCTGTTGACCTTACAGTAACAGGAGATGCAAGTATTACAGGAACGCTTACAGGTAATGCTTCAGCAATCAGTCTTGGAAGTCTTACAATAGCAAGTGGAGGAACCTACAGTGCAACAAGCGAAACTACTACGCTAACTAAAGATGATACAAGTCAGTTTCTCTATGAGACAATCTCAGGAGCAACTTTTACAAATAACGATGGAACTGTTTTAATTACAGGCGATGGTAAATTAAAACCAAGAGCAGGTACAGGTAATTTTCATAATCTTGAAATAAACGCAAGCGGTAACACGATAGACCAATCAATAGCTTTAACGTGTGAAGGTAACTTGACAATAACAGCAGGAACCTTAGATACAGATTCTAGCAATAATTATGCACTTACAGTAGCAGGTGGAATTAAAAATACAGGAACACTTACAGCAAACGCTTCAACCATTATAATAACTGGAGAGATTGCAGGATTTGCATTTGACCAGATGGGAACATTTAATGCTGGCACTTCAACAATTCAAATTGGAGATGGAAGCACATCTACAGTTGGTTCATCAACACATTTCAAATCAAATAATTGTCATAACTTAATTATCAATCAACACATTGACGCACCGAATGGTAATGTAGCATGGAGAGCATATACTGGCACTGAAGTTACAATAGGGGGTAATCTTACAATCACAAGAGGAAGATTTTACCGCAATACATCTACACAAGATTTAACAGTTACAGGAGATGTAGACATTGCATCTGTAGGTAAATTAGGCACAGAGGCAGCAAGTGGTTCTAACACTTTTGGAAGTCTTACAATAGCAAGTGGAGGAACATATCAAGCAACAAGCGGAACTACTACTATTACTGATGAGACTTCTGGTGGTTATGGCTTAATTAATTCTGGAACTTATACTC